CTTCGCTTGCTGCGCTTAAAGAAAGAACCCGGACCTCCCTCAACCAAAGCGTTATAGAGAACCCTATCTCGCTGCAGAATCGGGAGGCCGGGGTAACGTCGGCCTTTCCACTTCGGATAGGTCTTGCCCATCAGTTCTGGAAACTTAGGCCCAGTCGTTGTTCCCTCTGAATCTAGGTGCTGTCTCTCGTGGTTCTGAAACAACTTGCGGACATCCGTCCACGCAGGTCGCCAGTCCTTTACTTCCTTAATCCAGTCCTCGAACGCGAACGTCACATGTCGCATCTCTGGCTCGAACTGGAAGGTAAAGGTGTCCTCGACAGCCATCAGAGATCATCCCCATCCTGAAAGGAGGGAGGAGCAGCGTACTGTCGGTCGCCCGTGCCCGGTGTGTAGTCGAAGTCAGGGTCAGAGTCCTGAGTCCAGTTCGACTTAGCCCAGATGGAGGGTCCTACGGTCGCACCAGAGGCTCCGTTGGCTATCAGGAATGTCCTTTGATCCCACAGTTGCTCTAAGATCAGGTTGCCTCGAGCAATCAACTCGTCTGCAGTAGCTTTGCCGTCTGCTCCGATTGATCCCTTGGCGAGCAAGATGTTTCCACTAGCAAGGAACATCTCAGCACTCTGAGCTGTGTTCTCAGCGATAGAGGAGGCCGTGACTGTGTCGGCCATGCCCGCAGCGATGAAGGCGAGGCGTACTTGCGTGTACACCTTCGTCCAAATCACATTGGCCTGAGTCAGGGTAGGCGTAGTGCTTGAGCTCAACGTCCCAAGTTGGGGAGCCATGCTCGTGGCAGTCGCGAGGTCAGCGTTGTATGCCACGGGGAGACTCCTTAGTCAGCGGCTTCGGCCTTAGCCTTCTTCTTCGGTGCGGACTTCTTAGGAGCCTCTACCCACCCCTTGCGGAGCATGCGGGCAGCGTTGTCCTCGTCTACTTCGATCTTGTCGCCGGGCTTATGCTCGACACCGTCGATCTCGCAGGCGCACTTCAGAATCAGCTTAGGCATCTTCCGCCTCCAGTTCACCGATGCGCTCTTCGATCATGTCCTTGCCACCCTTGCGACCATCAATCTCGTGCATCTCCAGGAGGAGGTCCATGCTGTCGATGTCCTTCAACACGTTAGGAAGAAGGCGCAGGGGAACGTTGGTGATCGAAGAAGCGTCCGATGCGTCAAAACCAGAGACTGAGGTTGCGCGAGTCTGAGCTACAGGCTCAGGACGAACAACCACCTTCTCTTCGATGAGTCGAATGACACCAGAGTCGAGGAGACTGGGGCTCTCCTCAAGCTCTGGGACAATCGAGCCAGCGGGGTACATGACCCCGTTGTAAATTAGCGCTTGGCCTTTAGTTACTTCGTACATGAGGGGTGCTCCTCTTTAGAAATTAAAGGACGTTCCAGTCGGAACCATCACAAACAACCCAACCGCTAGTATTTTGAGCGATGGTGCCTTTGGTGGTTACCCCGTCTGACGCCTTAACAACGATGTTTTTGGCTGCTCCAGATACGTTCCTTATGTAGAAGAACGAGCCCTGTGACGCGCCCTCAAGAGGCATCGTCACATCTCGATGATCCGCACCACAATCAATCCCTAGGAACTGTGCGTCCTGATTCGTAACTGCGTGCGGCCCACCGAGGACCAGCATTGCCGTCCCTAGGCGAACCCGGAGACCATTCTCCGGGTTGCTGGGGACACCTTTGTATAAGAGAGTCATGGCGACCTCCTACGATACAACGGTGGTGAACAGGTAGCCGAGGTCCGTAGTCGGAGCTGCGAACTGGTCGTTCCAGGTCATGTCAATCTGCTCGACGTAGGGCGTTGGCTCCCAGCGACGAACCGCACCGTCCGAGGAACCCTGGAAACGCCACCGCTGGAGGCAAGACTGGGGAGTCATCGGGGAGGGGGAGGTGCGCAGCTTCGCAAACAAGAGGCTCTTGCCCCAGATGTATGCGTTGCTCTGGGCCTGTCCCTCGACGGCAGTGTTGGCGACAGCCTTACCGACGTAGATGGTCTCGACATCGAGAGCACGAGCCAAGTCTTCGTTGGTCAGGAGACCGACGCGACTGCTGGTACGCGAGCAATACTCAAGGATGAGCGGGTGCTGGCGCAGAGCCTTGTAGACTTCGTAGCCCATGATGGCGACATCAGGAACCTCGCCGCTGTTCTTGATGACCGTGTCGCGAGCCGTCTGGGCTGTGCTAATCGGGTCAGAAGCAGCGTTGTCGAAGCGGTCAGCACCAGCGAGAGCGGCAGTCTTACCAGCGAAGACCGTACCCGAGAAGGCGATTGCAGCAGCAGCGCGCTCTCGGTTAATCATGCACTCGCGAGCGAGGACTGCAGTGTTTGCCTGTCGCAGGTTTAGACCGTTCCCCTGAGCGTATGCCTCAGAGGTCTTGCTGATCTGAACACCGAGACCGTTAGCGTCCACTTCCCAACCATCGACCTTGCTTACGGAGGTGCTGATGCGGAGAGGCGAAGCCTGCCCGTCAGCAATCACCATATCGTGGCCGGGAGAAGCGGAAGCGAACCCGCCGTCTACGTTGTAGAACTTACCCGTCTTGGTGGAGACATCGACGCTGGGGAAGATGTCGTCGCAGATAAAACTGCCGAGAGAAGGACCGAGCAACCGCGCGTAGCGCTGAAGCATCACATCCTGAACAAAACCATGAACATTTGCCATTTTAGATTATCTCCTGTTTTTCTGCTTATCAGGTCTTGTAGAAGGAAGGTGCCCAGAGGAACGCGCCAATGTCGCCATTGACATAAGTCTCAAGCGCAATTCCAAAGGCATGCTTTCCGGTCGCAGCGTCGATAGCCTTGCCGCCATTCATGGCCATGCAGAGGGCTCCCGCAGTGCAGTTGCCTCCGACTTCCACCTTAATGATTCCGCCAATCTGGACGGGAACATAAATGTCGGACGAACTGCCGTCACCGACATCGTTCGTCAGGGCTCCGATACAGGAATCGCCAGAGGCACCACTGGTCGCGCCAGCTAGCTCAAGATCATCGTCACCCACTGGACGAACAAGGAAGTACTCTTTACTGGTCAGGTTCGCGTTGGTCTTGCGAGTGAGAATCGAGGGGTCAAAAGGTACAGACATCTTACAGTCTCCTAGGAGTCGAGGTTCTCGGCCTCATAGGCCGCGAGCTTGGTTGAATCGGAAAGGACAACCTGCATCGCACGAGCGAATGCTGCTGCCGGGTCAAGACCTTCTTCTTCGGAGAGCTTCTCTGCGAGAGCGTTGCACTCAGCCGACACCGTGTGTCGCTGAACTCGCTCTGCATCGGTGCCAGCCTTACCCACTTCGGTCACGCCGATGCGGTTCAGGAAGTAGGCCCGGTTAGCTCGATCCTCACCGCAGTGAGTGTAGATGTCGAGGTAGTCGTCGCGCTCCGAAGCAGCGATTCGACCATCAGCACAGGCTCGATCAAGCATGCGCTCAATCTCTTTGCCCTCAAGATCTTCAAACTTGGCTTTGATGGTGTCTCGGTCTTCAGTCACCGTGTCGAGAGCCTCAGAAAGCGAGTCAGCCTTAGCTGCGCGCTCTCGGAGAGACTCGATCTCAGCGAGAATCTCGGTCTCTGTGACGCTTTCGCCCAGAGAAAGAGCTTGCGAAATGTTCGATGTACCCATGTCTGGATTCCTCTTTTCAGATGCTGCCACTGGCTGCATGCCAGCGACGAAAGGTTCGTTGGTGAGAGTGCCGCCGATCAATGCCCACTCTCCGAGCTTCTCGCCCGTTTTCTTCGACCGAGCCCCTTCCGAAGGGACTGCCTCGATGCTGAATCCGTCAAACTCTCCAGCCCGGATCCTACGCTTGGCCTCTTCGGTCCAGCGAACAGTGCCCATCAGGCTGACCGAGCCGTCTTCGTTGGCTCGAACGTGAACGTCGATGATTCGCCCAGCGGCTTTGGTGCTCTCTGCGTCGAGCGCTCCCGAGATGGCTGCGTGGTTGTAGCCAACGGGTGCCCCGGTAGAGAACCAACCCTCAGACTTAATCAGAGCGTAGCCCCGAGACATCGACTCGATGTCCTCTGCCGAGAGAGACACCTTGCGGTCCGAGGCTCTCCCGTAGTGAGTTCCAGAGCGAGCCAACTCGACCGTCTTGTCAATCTCGACATCGTCAAGACGAAGAGCGTCCGACCAATCGGACATCTCGATCTTCGATTGTTGCATGTTGCGAGCTTGCTGCATCTCTTCGTCAACTTCGGGGTAGTCGTCCAGAGCCTCTTCTCGCTCACTCTCAAGCAACTCCCGGCCCTTGGCCTGGACCTTAGCGATGATGTCTGGCGACAGGTTCGCTTTAGGGGCTTGGGCGATTGCGTTGCGGAGGTGCGGGAGGTCTACCTTCCCAGAAGCGTCACGATAGGGAAAATAGCGAAGCGAGCGGGGAGTAGTACGATCATCGTCGTCCTTCTCTCCACCCGGAGCAATGTACAGAAACGCGGAGTCGGGCAAATCATTGATAAATGCCGTCGTCCACTCTGCGTAGGCTTTTTCC